CGAACCCGTGTCGCCAGGACAGTGATGGGGCCGGTCCGCCAGGAACCGACCCCATCAGCATACCCCCGAGGGGTACTAGGCCAGCAATTTCAGGGTGTCGAGCAACGAGAACGACCCCGAGGCCGGACCGCGCTGCCCCTGCCCGATGTCACCGCGCGGCGTCCGGGACGCCAGGTGAGGCTTGTCGGCCAGCAGCGCGTCGATGGCCCCGGTCAGTGCCTCGGCGTCGTCCAGGTGCGCGGCGTCGAACTCCAGGTCGGCCGGATCAGCCAGGCGGCCGGTGGCCCGGACCAGCTCGGTATGCAACCGCGCGGCGTAGGCATCGGCCTGACCAGCACGCTGCCGGTACCGGCCGTTCTCCTGCCGCAGCTTCTCCACGACCGAGCGAGGGAACGTCTCGGCGTCGTCGTCGTCGCCACCGAGGCCGGCCAAACTGCGGCTGGCCTCGGTGTCGCCGTCGGCGGCCATGGTCTCGGGCTGCTCGACCTCGGTGGCCGTGGCCTCCACCTGCTCAATCTCGTTGGCAGTGCTCATATTTCGATCCTCTCTCGGTTGTCCACAACTACCTCGGGCTGGCAGTTGCATTGCAGATGTCGCTTGAAGTGATGCCCCTTGGGGAACACCCGGCCGTCCTCGGCCCACCGGATACACCGCTCGCACGGGTCGGCGTCGAGCTTGCGGATGTAGCCCTCGGCGTGCGGTATCCGGTTGATGATCTCGACCGTGATGGCCTGACCCGTATCCAGCGGTTCCGACCGGGCAAGCCGCTCCAGCCGGTTGGCCGTCTCGTCAGGTGCCGCCTCAACCACCGGCTCCGGCGCGGGCTCCGGGTGAACGGCGGCCACCGGCTCCGGCGCAGGGTCCGGCTGGACCTGGGCCACCGGCTCCGGCGCAGGGTCCGGCTGGACCTGGGCCACCGGCTCCGGCGCAGGGTCCGGCTGGACCTGGGCCACCGGCTCCGGCGCGGCCACCGGCTCCGGCCGGATGTCCGGGTCGTCGTCCAGGATGGATTGCACGGCCTTGCGCAACCTCGGGGTGTCATCCCGAGGCGCAATACCGGTGGGTGGCTGCGGGCGACCGGTTCGGCGCTCGATCTGGGCCGTGACGAACAGATCGGCCAACGTCGTGGCCGCCGCGTTCGCGGTCGCAATCACCGAGGCGATGGCCGCCACCAGCGCGTTAGGCCCGACCTGGGCCGTCCTCCACGACCCGTAGACCATCAGAACCGCCGCCGCCGTCTCGGCGGCCAGACCGTCCGTGATCTCCTGATACCGCTGCACATCGGTCACGCGGCACCCCCGCCCCGCAGCAGGGTCAGCCCGGCACCGTCCAGCGCCTCGGCACGGCGAGCGGTGCGGATGGCGGCGATTTCGTCGTCGGAATACCCCAACCGGGCCAACGCGACGGACGCGGGCAACAGACCAGCGGAGAACAACTTCACCACCGCGTCCGCCTCCTGTGCAACCGAGCGGGTCGCGGCGTCGGCCCACTGAACCCGTGCCTCGACCTGTGACGGGTCGCGGCCGTCGCGGACCGCGACCATGAGCTTGGCGACCTGCTCCCATGCCCGCCCGAGGGTCTGCTGTCGAGCCTCCGCGCGGGCGGTCAGGCTGGCCTCCGCTGCCCGCAGCGCGTCCGCCGAGGCCGGGTTGTCGGAGAACACCCCGACGTAGTGAGCGGGCAGCGTGGACACAGCCATGATCTGGCCCAGCAACACCTTGACCGACTCGCCGTAGCCGGACAGGTCAGCGGCGGCCAACTGCCCGAACTTGGCGGCGTCGTTCTCGCTGATCATGGCCCGGTGGCCCTCGGGGATGGGGTTGACCTCCCGCATCACCGGCTGGCCGTCGTCGTCCAGCACGGGCTCCCCCGCGTCATCGAGCACCGGTTCCTCGGTCAGCTCGATGCCGGTGGCCCAGCGCCGGGGACGGCCGACAAACTCGCTGGTCACCATCATGTCCGCCAGGGACTTATTCAGCGCGTCCACCAACGGCTTGAGGTCGTCAATCTCGCTGCCGCCCCAATCGCCCACGATGCGGTCGGTGTTGCGCAGGTTGACCACCGGCACGACACCGAGGGGGTTCGGGAGAACTTCCAGGGTGCGGAACCCGTTGGCCACCGCGCCCTGCTGATCGGCACGCAGGCGGCGAATTTCGTCCGGCAGGTACACCACGGCCTCGGTCGTCTTGGCCGTCGAGTCCTCCCAGCGCTTCACCGCCGCGACCACCTCACGGCTACCCGGATCAGTAAGCACCGCAACCTGTTTGGCCGATTCCACCGTCACACGGGGACGACCCGACCCGTCCGCCCACACGATCACGTAGGAATCGCCCAACAGCAGCGCCTCACGGTGCGCCACACCCGCCTGCTGGTCCAGGTCATTGCGCAGCCAGTCCGGCCAGATGCCCGCAGCGTCCCCGGTGAACCCGGTCACCCGCAGCCGCTCGGCCAGCGCCGTCACGGCCAACCGGGGCAGGTTGGACGCCATCACGCCAAACCTGTTGCCCAGCGCCGTCTTAGCCTCCGGGGACAGGAACGCCAGCGGCTGCTTGCCGTCGTAATACCGGTCCAGGTCGGCGTACCGGGCCAGCGGCTCATTGAGCCGTTGCAGCAGGTTGGTCAACAGTTCGGTCTGGGTCATGCGAAGCTCCTTGCTCGTTTCTTGTTGGACTTGGCCATGTGGAACGCCGCCCGGTCGAACGCCACGATGGCGGCCACAGCGGCGTCGATCTTGCGGGGAGAACCGCGTTTGTCCTTGCTCACCAGGTCGCCCATCGGGGTCGGTTTGGCGATGCAGTGGGCGAAGTGCGCGGCCATCTGCGGGTCGCCGTCGTGGCTCACCGTTTTCGTGCTCACGGCCTGATACAGCCGGTCGGTGGCCGGGGCCATCCGCTGCGCGTTGGCGGTGTTCCACTCCAGGACGCGGCGCTCACCGTGGCGCTGCGCCCACTGCTCGATCTCGCTGCGCCAGCCCCACGGGTCGGCGGCCAGCTCGATGACGTCGAACTTCTGAAACGCCATCTGCACGGCCATATCGACCTCGGCCCGAGGCACCCGCCAACGCGGATCGCCGGGGTTCGACCACAGGCCCTCAAGCCACAGATAGCCGTCGAGCGTGCACCCGACCAGCGCGGTCGAGTCGCCCGAGGCCGACCCGTCGAACGCCAGGACGACACGCTCACGCGGCCCCACGTCCCGACCATCCGCGCAGGCGTCCCAGGCACCCCAGGGCAACCACGACTCGACACCGGTAACCCACTGGCCCAGACGCAACTGCCGGAACACCGGCTCGCGAATCGTCTTGCGCGCCGCCTCAATGCCGTCCTCGGACAGGAACGGGTCCTCGCAATCCAGGGCCGGATTGCCGACCCGCCACGCCTTGCGGTCGGTCACCGCGCAGCCGTCCGGGGCGGCGAACTCCCGGAAGTAGAACGCGGGGTCGTCACCGGCCCGGCCGTGCTCGACCAGCCGCCACATGATGGAGTCCGGGGAGCTGGCCGGGGTGCTGATCGCCAACGTCAGCGACTCGGGCCGCTTGCCGGACACCGAGGTCACCGCCTCCCATACGGCCTCGGTGACCACGTGCAGCTCGTCCACGATCAACAGCGACGGGTCATGCCCGTGCAGGGCTCCCGGCTCCGCAGGCAGCGGCGTCAGGGTGGCGTCGTTCTCCGGCAACACCAGCCGGTCGGCGTACACCTGCACCCGGTCGGCCAGCAGCGGGTTCAGCTCCACGATGCGCTTGGCGTACTTCATGGTGATGTTCGCCTGGCGCTGATCGGACGCGACCACCAGCACCTCGGCCGACGGCGGACCGGTGAACAGCTCGGCCACGCCAAGGGCCGCCGCCAGCATCGTCTTGCCGTTTGCCCTGGGGATGGACACCAGCGCCGTGCGGATACCCGGCGCGAACGCCCCGGTGATGATCTCGCGCTGAAACGTCCGCAGCTTGAACGGATCCCCGGCACCATGGCCGCGCGGGGTCACCACGTAGTCACGGATGAACCGCTCGCGGCGCTCGGCCCGCCCGGCCGGATACGCCGAGAAGTCAAGGGGCGCAGCCTTTACCGTGCCCTTCGGCCCGGCCCTCACGCCACCGCCGCCTTTGCTGGCAGCACGTTGCCGTTTGCTGGCCGTAGCCCGGACGCCCGAAAATCGGCGTGTAACTCAGACTTAGCCTCACTACGCGGGTCTTTACGACCCTCGGGAGGGGTCATCCCCCAGGGGTCGCGCGATGGGCGAGTTTGCTGGTATCGCGATGGAGTTTGCTGGGCGGCCGTCGGCCGGGCCGCACCACGGCTCCGGTTGCACGGGCCACAGACCACCTCGGCGTCGATGCCCAGGCGGATGCGCTGCCCCTTGGCCTTGCGCTCCCATGCCGAGGGCAGGTGGTCGAGCTGCAAGTTCTCGGAGGTACCGCAGTCGGTGCAGAACGGTTGCAGCTTACGAGCTTTGGCGCTCAGACGCTGCCAGGCGGCGCCATACCCTCGGGCCGCTGCCGACACCTTCGGCGACGACGGCCGGACATGATCAGGGCAACGGGAGCCGTCGGCAGGCTCGCCGCAGACGATGCAGGGACGCAGCAGGGTCATCACTGCTCCCCCTCGGCCGCCGGGTCGGGGTCCAGACCGGGCTCGACCTCCAGCGCCGCCGCCTCGTGACGCAGGGCCGCAACCCGCAGCAGGTCCAGGCCGCTCTGCGGGTTGCCGTACAGGCGGCCCAACATCGCTAGGCAGATGTGCCAGACCTGATCGTTCACCACCGCCGCGTCTCGCGGGTCATTGAGCAGCACCTGCACTCGCGGCCAGTCGCGTGCGGCGTATGCCTCCAGCGCAGCCACCGCCGTCAGCAGGGTGTCGGGCTTCGATTCCATAGGTTCTCTATCCTTTCAGCCTGGGGTGCAGGGTCCGGGGCAGCGGGTTTGCTCGGGCGGACCAGTCGCAGCTTCTGAGTCCAGTCGGGCCAGCAGTTGGGCCAACGCAGCCCCCGTATCTCGGGAGGTTGGCCCAACTGGGCGTTTTGACCCCGATTTCGGGCCATATCCGCAGGTCACACAGTTGGGCCACCAGTGGGGCCAACCAGTTGGGCCAAATGACCCGAGATATCCAGTTGGGCCAACCCCTTGGCCCAACTGTGTGACCTGCATAAACAGGGGTAAATCGTCCAGTTGGGCCAACGCTGCGATGAACGGGAAAACCTTGGCCCAACTGGAGAGCGGCGGCGGGGCTGGCCCAACTGGGGATGCTCACTGCTCGCCGCCCTGTTCGGGTTTGCCAGCGGCGAACGGGTCCAGCCGGTCACCGTCGATCCATTCCCACGACGTGGTGCGGGGGAACCCCTCGGAGACGGTCACAAGCTGCTCGGACTTCTTCAACTTCTCCGATGCGCGCTTGAGCGTCCGTTCGGTGATCCCGGCGTTGGTGCGGGCGGCGTCCTTCACGGCCTTGCTCGGGGTCCGGCCGTTGGACCGTAGGTAGTCCTCAAGCCACCGCTCGGCCTCAATCAGGTCGGAATTGTCGGCGTCGTCCTCGGGGCCATAGTGCGCAGCCGTGATCAGCTCCCGTGCCGACTTGCCGACCGGCCCGACATACGAGAGCTGCGGCACCTTGCCGTCGCTGGAATCCGTAGGGGCGAAGTGCTGGACCGGCACAATGCGGAATCGGTCGGCCGAGGTCTGCCCGGCGATGTTCGACTTCTCGGGACCGATCAGCACGCAATCGGCATTCTCGCGGTCGGCCTGCGCGAACAGGGTGGACCGAGCTTTCTTCCGCAGCTCGCTGGTAATGCCGTACTTGTCGCGCGCGTTGT